AGTTCAGACGTGTGCTCTTCCGATCTAAATTTCTTTATTCAATTCAAATTTGACGTTAGTTTCTTTTTTGTTTGGAGAGAATCTAAACTTTCTAGTTCTCTCTACAAGTTGAGTTGTAGCAGTGTGTGCAACAGATACTGTACCTTCTACAGATCTTTGAACTCTAACTCTAGAATTTAAAACATCTACATTCAGAATTCTAATTCTTTCAGATCCAATATCAAAAATATCATTTTCTCTAATATTAAAGATATCGGATAGAATCTCTCCAGAAATACTGAAGTATGTTACGATTCCAGTAACACCAGCGGTTCCTACTCCAGTAGTTAAGTTGAACAGAGATGATGTAATACCAACATTGAAAGATCCTTGTATATAAGAACTAGAAGTACTAATTCCTTCAATGTTTACAATATCACCCGCAGAGAAGAGATTAGGTGCAGTAGAGAATGCAACAAATTGATTAGAAGTATTCAGTCTCAGTGGTACGATTTCTAAAGAATCAATACTACTCGAAGCAACACTAACAGAATTGACTACTTTACCACCAACTCTAGAAACTCTTGCAACTGCAGGAGTTGTTGGATATTCACTAACAGTTTCAAATTCAATCCTGTCTCCAACTTGATATCCAGTTCCTCCAGTAATAATACCAACACTTTGAACTGATCCTTTGCTAGTATCATTGATATTGATAGTTTGACTTCTTATACTATCAGGTTGGAACAGATAATTATAAGATGCACCAGCAGTATCAAGTGAATAAGGAGATGTGTTTCTGAAATACTTAGAAGTATTCAGATCAAAATTATCCTGATTGTTAAATTCAAAATTAAATGAATCTGGTTTGGAATAATAACTGTTACCAATCAAATATGGGAACTGTGGTGCTTTGTATCCCCTGAAAGGGCCACTACTCTCAGCACCATTTGAATTAATGGTTGCAAAATATGCATAAACTCCATTTGGATAATCTGGAGTTATGCAGAAACGTCCATTATGTTCATCTAAGTCTCCATTACCTGTAAAAATGTAATCATCAACAAAGAATCCACTATTAAACAGATCGGGACGATTTGGCAAATTCGATTGTAACTCATATCCAGAAATCATTGAACGGACTACGCCGCCAGTAGGAGTATCATATCCATATGGGCCATAGATGGGATTTCCATCATATGCCCACCCAATGATTGGTGAGTGATATGAGGATGAAACCTCTATGTTGTTTAACCTAACAAGATCCGTAGTTCCATATCTAATTTCATTTTCCTGAGACTTAGAGAAAATAGATTCTCTCAGATTTCTTGGAGCATAGATATGCGAATATTGAATTCCATAGAATTCATTTTGGGAAGAACTCAGAATTCCATCATCATCAGTAGTAAGATCAAAATATTTTTGGAATAAGTTGATATTCCATTTTTGCAAATTGGAATTAAATTGTGCTCCAGATCCTGCAGAAACAATCGCAACAGTGGTATCGTCTTGATTGTAATCAGATCCAGGATCATTTACAATGACACTACTAATTTGTCCATTAAGTAAGACAGCAACTAGTGTAGCATTACTCCCAGATCCAGAAACAATCAGATCAGGAGGAGAGTTATATCCACTTCCAGGGTTTGTGACTAAGACCTCTTGAATTCTTCCATTATTAACAATGGGAAGAAGTTCTGCATCATCTCCACTGAAAACAGTTATTCTTGGTTGTCTGTCAAAGTCAATGATGTCAGAAGATCCATAACCAACTCCATTGTCAGTTACTTGAACACTTTCGATTGTACCCCTGAATACAGGTTGGACATCTGCGTCAAAACTTTGTCCTACAAATGTAGTAACTCCAATCTTACCAGCAACAGATACTGAGATTGGTTCATAATTGAATGAATGATTACCAGATCCTACAGAACCGAAGTTGATATATTGAGCAGTATCGTAGAAGAATGACTTATTTGTTGTTCCAACTCCAACTGCAGATAAAGCAAAGTTGTCTTCATCAATTACAGTAACATAGTATGAGGTATTTGAATTCAGTCCCGAAACTTGAGTGTCGGTAAATGTATAACGAACTAACTCTCCAGAAGCGTACTGATGATTTGAAATATTGATGTAATTGAGAGAAGTATTGATTCCAGATATACCTGTTGATCTTTCTTTGCTTTCATAGTTAGATCCTTCATTTACTATGGAGATATGGGCAATAACCTTTTTCTTCTCAACAGATTCTAATCTATGAACACCAGAACCAAGTGCAGTTAGATCAAGAACATTGGTGTTTGAAATGGCATCAACCTTAGTTGGGTGTAAGGATACTGTATGTGCATCAATAGTTCTTACATGATATTTCGCATCAGTTACAATTCCAGCAATTCCAGTTTGATTGTCTGTTCTATAAATGACTTGCTCGGAGTTTCTAAACTTATGGAAAGTAGAAAATCCAATGGTGTCTGAAGAAATACCTGTGGTAACAGAATCTTCCGCATTAAATGATTCTGTATGAGTAATCATATTGGTGCTGATTTCTGCTACAGCGCCTTTGCCATTACCACCTGTGATTGTAACAATAGGATCTTCAACATAATCAAATCCACCAGAAAGGACTTCAATTCTCTTAAGAGATCCTTTTACGTTACAAATTCCAGTAGCACCCGTTCCAACATTGTCATTAATAACCAATGCAGGTGGGTTAATTATATCATATCCATCTCCTGAATTGGATACAACAATATCTTCCAGTTTTCCGTAGTAAACGTAATTTTCGGATTTATAGTTTAAAATCTCTACACCATTAATTAAAATACCAGTCTTTCCAGAATTGGTAAGATATGTTCCACTTTCATTAAGTGGTTTAGAAATTTTTTTAATCAGTTTTTGATGTTCAATATCTTTACCACTATACTCAGTGGGTGTCAAAGTATTTGAAGTTACAATTCCAGAAACAGATACATATTTCTCTTCAAATAAATTTGACTGACTAGTTGCTAGTTTAAACTGATTACTGCCAATTCTTCTAACGTAATAAATTCTTTCAGATAAATCGTTGAATCCACTGATAGTTTCTACTTGCTCACCAGCGACATCTGTCGTCGTTACATTCTTTTTATAATAAACAGAATCTCCAGTAAAATATCCATGATTGTTGAAGGTGAATGTATCTCCCTCAAAAGAACCACTCAAATCAATCTGTCTATTATTTGGTTGTAAGAAATTATTAGCATAATATGGAAGAGATGATGCTGCGACTAAAAGATTTCCATCAAAATCTGCGTATGTGTTTGAAACATCGGAAGTGTAGTTTTCAATATATCCAAACTTATCCGAAAGCGATGGAATTACTCTTGCGTTTGTCGTTACTCTCTGTGCAGTAATAGTATTGCCGACAGGTATAGTAGTACCAAAGGTTGCAGAGAACGTTTTGTCATTGGAGACGCTATCAACACTTGCAAACAACTCAGTATCTCCTGCAATTACAACAATACGAGTTCCTATGTTGAAATTATGTGGAGATTCACATTTAATTCTATAACTTCCACTACTACTATCAATCAGTTCACTTGAGTCAACAGTAAATGTAGGTGAGACATTATAAATCCAACTGTAAGCAGCAGGACTATTGGTTGTAATACCAAGAGACTTAATTCTTGCTGTATCTCCATCGGTATAATAATAGGTATTGGGAGAATCTATTTCAACATCAGATAAAACAGATCCAATTCTCAAATCAATTCTAGTTGTAGTACCAACACCAACATAAGAGTATGCGGTACAATTAATTCTAATATCAGATTCTCTTGCTAAGGTAGACTCGACACCATCAACACTTAAGAACTGATTGACAGATTTTGCTGTGTAAGTTACAATTCCAGATCCGATAACAAGTTCACCAGAGTCTGGGAATCCTATGGTTGAATCTACATCAATCGTAGTTGCACCAATAGAAACTGTATTAACAATTTTTGTCTTGGGATGGACAGAGAAATCGCCAAGAATACTTCCACTAAATCGAACATCTCTTGCATAACCAAAGTCAAGAGAGAGTTTATAATACTCTTTTCCACCAAGGAATAACTTTTCTACATCATTGATAGTTGCAGATGCCGAATCGATACCATAATCTGCTCTTGCTGCACCAGTTGTTCCAATAGCAACGTTTGTAAAGTTATCTTGGAATAATGTTTGATTTTTTAAGTCTAAGGGAGTTCCGATGTCACTATTTAAATCTGTTCCTGTAGCAGAAATAAACTCAGTTACAATGTCTTTTGTAACTCTGTACTGGGCATCAGAAGGTTTGAAAAGAAACTCTGCTGGACGGATGACTTCTACGGGTTCTCCATAAAGAGCACTAAAAAGAATTTCAAATGATCTATCCGTTCCTTTCGATTTGTAGAAAGAAGATCCCTCAGAAATGAACAGTTTCTCATTCAATCCAGAGAAAAGTTCTCTCTGATCAAATCCTGGAGTAAACTGCTTCTTGATCTTAATTAAGAATTCATTTAATAATAATGCACTCAGATTAGTAACAACTGATCCGGATGCATGACTATCTACTTGAGATTGTGAAAAAGTTAATTTATCTGGTGTATTTAAATCATGATAGGAGGTAACTCCACTAAATCCTCTGACACACCCAGTGAATGAATTGGATGTTTTTTCTGCATAGAGAATGATTTCATCACCAATCTTAATTAATCCATTTTTTTCTGGGAACTGATAAGTTCCTAATACATTACTACTTAAATCAAATTCAACACTAATTGTATCATCATCAATATCTACATATGCTGAGGTTACAGTTGTATCTGTATTGTCAGTTAATGACTCTAACTTTAGATATTGATCAATATTATTCAGTAAATCAACAGATGCTCCAGGATATTCTTGAGAAATATAATACTGCTTTAAAAACTCTCCAATTAAAGGAAAGTCATCTCTAACAAAAGATGGTAGTTGACTAACAACTACATCTTGAATTTGTACTCTTTGAAGATCTGTAGATATCATTTTACGTCAATTAATAGGAATATCCGCTGGAGGTGATTGAACTTGAAGTCATAGTATTATTTACCGTAGTCGCAGAACGTCCTGTTTGAGTTCTTTGAGTTCTTTGAGTTCTTTGAGTTCTTATTGCTGTTGTTGAATCTTGGATTTGATTCGCCAAGAGAACTGGGCCACGAACTAAAGAACCATTTGCAAAACTAGAAGTTACTTCATAGTTACTTCCAGAGATATCATTACCAGAAGCAATGTTGTCGGGTTTTGATTGCACACTTGTATAACTCATATCAAGTTGGAGGTACAGATCTTGAAGTCCGATTACATCATTTGAATATGGAACTGCACTTATTTGAACAATAGGATATCCTTCATTGATTACTGTACCAGTAATCATGATTGGACTTAATTTTACTTCACCTTTAATATAATCAATTACTCCAGCATTTGCTTTTACAACTCGGACTTGAGATGGAGAATCTAATTGAATTAAATTTACAACTCCAGTTTTGAGATCTTGATTTGGAGAATCTGCAAGATAAACCGTACCAACAATACCACTTACGTTAAATCCCGAAGATTTAATATTATATCCAATCTGTCCACCATGAGTTCCATGTCCATGGTTTTTGATATAAAATCTATTACCAAAGCAAATTTCATATTCAGCAAAATTATTTACTACAGGACGCATGTCCCTTCTCATTTCAATTGTTGTAATATTTGAAGTGATAGAATCTGCACTATCATCAATAATTTTTAAAAACTTACTATACTTAAATCTTGCGCCAAACTTATTCATCTCATCAGATTCTGCAAATTTATCGATATTTCTAGTTACAACATCTGTCACATTCGCTCGTGATTTTGCAGTATTGCTGTTATAATATGCACTGACAGTTGGTTCGACATAAAGATACTTCAAGTCAATAATTTCTGGCATAATACCAGCAACTGAGTATTTCTTAAGATCAGAAATCAGATTTTGTTTGATATTAGTTGATAAGAAAGATCCATTAATTGGTTTGATTGAAATAAAAACCTTTCCGAACTGCGGAGGACTTAACTCTTCCCCACCAAAAGCAGCAACAGATTCTGCCTCAGGATAAATCGATGGAACAATTGCTTCATAATCAGATGCAGTTACTGCTCTATTTTGAGATGCATAAATTCTAGTTGAATATTTTTTGATAGATTCAACACTTTCAATACTTTTTCCGCCAGATGAAATTGTATTTGCAGTTAATGGAGAAACAACAGCGCCATTAATTGGATTTCCCGTTCTGGTATCAGTTATTCTACCGATAAAATTAAAAGTACTATTTCCGTTTCCTGCTTCACCATCAGTAACTACATATGCAACTTCAATTACTGATGGAGATTCTAATTTAATACCATAAACACCGTCACCAAAGATTAATTCATATCTTTCATCTTGAATCTCCTGAACCCAATATATGGGTGATGTGGGAGTAACATTGAATAAACTATCAGATTGTGTATATTTTCTACTGATTCGAGATCCAGAAGATGGTTTTACACTGACTCTAATCGTTGTAGTGTCAATATTTGGATTAGGTAAAATAAATCTTTGATTCGGATCAAAGGCATCAACAGTAAAAGTAGTCGTGATATATGTTCCCTGTACAATGTCGATATTATCAAAATCTGCTTGATCGTCATTAACCGCAATTGAAATATCATCTAAAATATTAAAATTGCGGTTAACCGCACCAAAAATTTCTGATGTCGCAACAGGGCCTTTGTTTAGAGTTACAACTTCTGGTTGTTGCCCTAGAATTCCTTCTGTATCGATAAAAAATGAAATATTTGCTCTTGCTGCTCTTCTTGATCTTGGAACATATCCAATATTTCTTGCTAATGAGACGACATTCTCTCTTAATGTCGCACTATCAATGAATACCTCATTCGACAACATGTTAGCGTTGTATGAGGTTATATACGTATTATACGCTAAAACATCAATAATTGTTGACAGGTTAGATCCTTCAAAATCATAATCCGTAAAATTTGAATTAGATCTTAAATAATCTTTGATAGATGTTTTTATCTGATCAAAATCGAGATCAGAAAAGTTGACTAATGGCATTATCGTGTCGGTTGTAACGCAAACGTTAATTGTTGTGCTTGAGCTTCGATACCAACGATTCTATATCGAATAGTAACGTTTAATTCTCCATTATCAAAGTCTGGAACAGCAGTTACACTATCCAAAGCAACCCTTGGTTCAAATCTGGTGATCACATTTTCAATTTCATCCCTTACTTCTGAGGCAATTATATTGTCTAATGGTTCAAAAAGTAGTTTAGATACCCTAGATCCCAATTCGGGTTGAAAAAATCTCTCTCCAGGACTTGTAAGAACTAAGTTTTTTAATGATCTAGCAATCGCATTCTCATTTTTAAGCGCCAAAAGATCATAGGTTAGCGGGCTAACCTGAAAACTAGACGAAATGTCTTTAAATGTCCTACTTTGACGCTGTACAGGCATTACATATAGTACTTTATATGGTTATTTATTACCCAAATCTGAAGAATTTTCAACATTTTCACGTTCTTTTGCAGTTTTCCAGAAATATTCGTCCTCTCTACCCATTCCAAGACGTTCAAAACCATTTTCAACCTGATAATACTGTGTCGAAACCTTAAAATCAGGCATTTTTGGTTCGACAGGTGTCAAACTGTTATCAAAAATACGCATTCGGTTGTTCGGATACAGTGCATATTGTCCATTTTCAAGTTCAATGAGGTTATGTGACTTGTGTTCTGCTGGATTTTCACTTGTTGCATAATCAATAACATCAGGATCTTGATGATAATTGTCTAATGTACAAATATAAGTACCTTTCTGAATACCAAAGTCCCTTGTATACAATTCATAATCCATTGAACCAATAAATTGCTTCTGAACAGAAACAACACCATAGTCCATACAATTCCAGAACTGTAAATTTGGTAGATCCATATCAGGATTTGGTGTTTCAGGAGCACTTACAAAAGCACTAATTGGTAGTTTATCATACATTGCAGCATATTCTGGTAAATATGTCTCAAAATAAAAAGTGCGTCCAGGTATCGACTTAGCCGATACCCAAACGCCCTTTACGAATTCTCCGTGTCCACTTTGATGATCCGTTAGATATTCTTTTCTAACCCATACCTCAACTGATGGAAGGTTGCAAATAAGTGCTGCCATTTACATAACGTAACTCTTTACCTATTTACCCTGTCCGCGATACTTCTTTTTTGCTTTATTGCGAGAGGTTGCACTCAAAAGAGTATTTTGTGACTTACCTTGACGAGTCTTTTTCGGAGTACTTGGTACATAATTACCGCTTTTCATGATTGCCATAATGAATCTCCTTTAATTCAATAAGTTCTGGATTTAAATCTTCTCCCGAGAAAAAACTTTCGGAATAAGTTTGTAAGATCTCAGTACATTCTTCATGACTGAGATCTGTATGAATCAATCGTCCTTTATAATGAACATTGAAACGTCTCATTAGATAATACGAGTTTTTTCATGTCCAACACGAATACGAGGGTCGCACCAAATTTGATAACCTTCCTCAATTGCATCAAGACAGAATGAGACATCCTCACCACACATGTCCTGAACTTCACCACTTTCAAAGACTTGCATCTTCGGAGCAAACCAAGGATATGGAAGTTTCTCAAAGACACCTTTCTTCACCAATACCCAACCAAAACCAGTGTAGTCAACAGTAAATGGTTTCCGACGCTTTGTGATAGAATCGACAGTTTCGTGATTCATCACTCCACCATTCTTACGGAAATCATCCTCTTCTAACCAGTGTGCGACAGAAGTTGTGCGTCCATCCTCTGTGGCATACCACCCAGCAGTAATCTCCTTTTCTGTGCCGTCTTCAGAGATTGCCATATCACACAACTGCCAGAACTTGTTTGTGTCAAAAACAATGTCACTATCAATCCACAGTTGATAATCATACTCCAACTTACCATCCCAAGGTACTTGATCACGTCCACGCAAGACATTTGCACCCAATACCTTACAACGTGCAAAGTTAACCATAGAAGAGTAATCTTGACTAATCTGAATACTCATTCCATTCTGTACCATATCAAAGCACAGTTGTACAAAGTTCTTCAAGAAGATAAAAGAACATCCACGACCAGGTAGACAGAATACAATCGTCTTACCTTTCATCCTTTCTTTAATTGCCGCAATGTCCCACTCAGGTTCTTGAGTCTTCTTCTTGGGCACATTTGCTTTTACAGTAAATCCTTTTGCCATGTTTTTTAAATTACTTCAGTTCAAGTATAACGTGTATTATGTAGAATGTCAATCTTGGTAACTACTGTCGTGATTACCTCACCTTTTAATAACTATCGTGACCTGCAGGTTCTTTAGAGTTATTCACACTGGATCCTTTAGGTGCCCGATGGTGAGTACACTCCTCATATGATAAATCCTCAAGTTCATAATCAGTCTTCATTAGACCAACCATTCCCTTGAGGGTTTCCCATGTATTATTAAACTCTTCAAAACTTAGATTGTTATATAAACACTCTTTTCGTGCATATATGTGATAAACCTTTTCCATTGGTTTTTTACCTCCGGGAATTTTTTTCTGTAAATGAAATCAACTTTCGCATTATATATCGAGGTCGATCTGTCACCTCTGTAGGTTACAGGGACCCATTGATTTTTATATCACGCCCGCCGACGATATAAACAACCGCCCGCAAAACACTGTCAAAAACTGATAGTCTCCTCCATCATATCATAGGGGGGTTGCTGATGTCAACCCCCCGTATAGTTAGTGTTACTTAGTCAGATAATTGCATATTCCATAGTATTGCGATTGTCGCATGATTCCCAAGTCTGATAAAAAGAATCCCATGCTGCTTCGTTATCAACAAAGGAGGAAATATCGAGCATCTCACACACCCAATCGTAGGCACTATCTACATCGGCATTTGTGTCATCAACGAAGGCACACAGCTGCCTCATAAGATCATCCCAAGTTGCTTGCATTTCAGGGGAGATTGTGAAGATCGGAGTTGCCATGATTTAAGAGAAAAAGTGTTAATGAAGTGGAGAAGATCAGGAAACAGGGATGATGCGATAGCAGTGATCTTTGCTCCAAAGTTGATTGTGCATTGCCATAATGTCCAATGCCTTCATCTTATCCATCGGCAGAAAAACAGTGTTTTCCCAGTTACCTTGTTTGTGGAAAAGAATCTGGAGTTGATACATGAAACAGAATCGATTTCTTTGACCCTTCTAATCTACATGAAAACGACCCCTGTGCCTATTTTGTGTGACACTTATCCAACTGTCTATAGTATCACTAACTACCCTACAATCACCAACGGACAGGCTTACTCAGGTCCTCTACATAACTGTCAATAACCCTCTCAGATCCTTCGAGTTCGAATAGATCTTCCCAATGAATCTGATGTGGGTCAAAGTCATCCATCACTTCCAGATCCAGCGTGATTCTATAACGTTGCTTCTGTGCCTGACTGATAGCGACTGACATGATTGACTCCGTTGGTGATACTTTGATAGTATAGAATAGTGGGGCGATATTGTCAATCTTCCAATCAGTATTTATAAGGAAGACTGATAATTTTGTGTTGTCAATCCCTGGAAAAACTTATGAGCGGGTGCTTGACATTTCTGCGAGAGTGTGATAAACTGCTCGCTAAGATCACAAGACCCAGAGACATTTTATTGAGAATAAAAAGACCCTCAAAGTAACTCTCAAGACCCTCCAGATACCCTGCTGAGTACATCACTAGAAGACATTCTCAACAACGATATAAACAACACATATACATTTTTAATTACATTTTTTAATACAATCTTTTATATATGATAATACAAAAGGGGGTGTTATTTGCCCCCTCTCAGTGTTATCAGAAGTTGACAGGTTGACCGCTGAAGTCTACTGCTGCTGAGGAGATTACCTCTTCATTAGTATCAGTAAGAGAGTCAAGAATCTGGAGCAGATCATTACCATTGTTGGCAACTTTCAGCATACCGATCATTACTTCTTTGGACATGAGTTTGTGTTAGTTAAGGTGTGAATAGTGAGTTTATAGACATCACTAGGTCTATACAATCTTACTCCGTTAGGAGAGAATGAACGTAGTGAATGTTAGTCTAGGAAACTATCAATCATCTCACCAATCGTTTGTTCTTTAGTGTTATTGGGTTCAATGAAATCACTTGCTGATTGTAATACATTAGCAGTGAACTTACGGGCATCAGTTGATTGCCAAAGAAGAACACCGATGATGATAACGAGAGCAACTTTCATGAGATTGATGTAAAGAATGAATGGAAGACTATAGAGAGGGAGTGTTAGTCCCTCGGTGTAATCATCTCAGGCAAAGATGTAACCATTGTCGAAAGATTCGGTAACGAACTTAGATTGTCCGTTAATTGCACCGACAAACTTTCTCACATACCAAGCGAAATCCTTCTGAAAAACTCCTTCGCCAGCAACACAAAATTCAGTGCAAAGTGCATTAAGACGGGATTTTGTGGTGTGAGACTGCCAACCACCATCAAAAATGGTCATGTCATTATCAGAAACTTCAGCAATCTTATTGCCGTGAAGACGAACAACAGACACG